GACGAGCATTACTATGGAGAGTTTGGTAAGCAGTATTTAAGTAATTCAGACATAATGGCTTTATTAAATAATCCATTAAACTTTAAAACNCCATCACAGCCTTCTGCAGCTTTTTTAATAGGAGGATATTTTCATACTTGTATTTTAGAACCGGATAAATTAAAAAAATACAAAGTAATTGAAGCATCTACTAGAAATACTAAAGCATACAAGGAAATTTCAGAAGGTGAATTGTGTTTGTTACAGCATGAAGTCGATATGATTGAAATGCTTAGAGATAAAATGTTTGAAAATAAAATATGTAAAGATTTTATACAAAATAAAAATAATGACTATGAAGTTCCAGGTATTGTTGAATTAGAAGGTAATATGTGGAAAGGCAAAGCGGATATAATTAACCACGATGAAAAGTTAATTATTGATCTTAAAACAACAAATGATATATCAAAATTTAAGTGGAGTGCGTCAAAATATAACTATGATAGTCAAGCATATATATACAGAAAAATGTTTGGATATGATTTTTTATTCTTAGTTATAGACAAAATTACACAACAAATTGGTATCTTTGATTGTTCAGATAGATTCTATGAGTCAGGAGCTGATAAAGTAAAAAGAGCAACTGAAGCATATGAATTGTTTTATAAAACCGAAGGTTTTGATCCTTCACAATATTTTTTAACTAAAACCCTTTAAATTATGAAAAAAAGAACTTGTAATGTAACAGGAATCACAACTAGTGAAAAGAATTTTTATTCAAATCAGAAGCATGTAAAAGCGGTAGACAATTTAAGACGCTTAACAGGTGCTAACAAAAGTCAATTATCAAGAATGTTTAACCAATTAAATACATATTAAAATGGCAGGAATATTAAAAGCAAGTATTAACTTAGCCGCAATTCCTAAGGAAAAAATTATTCCTGGGAAAAAAGGACAATATCTACCTATAACTATTAGTTTTAATAATGAAGTAGATCAATTTGGAAATCAAGGTCCTATTATAGTTGAGCAAACTAAAGAAGAAAGAGATGCAAAAAATCCTAAAACATATCTTGGTAATGTAAAAATTGTTTGGACTGATGGCCAAATTGAAACAACGCCTAGAGATGATCAAGGAATGCAACAGCAAATTGCAGCACAAGTACCACCGGCAACTCCAGATTTGCCATTTTAAATAACAATTAAATTAAATTAAATGAACACAACGGAGATCAATGGATTTTTGATTGATAATTTCAATCAATATGATCTACCAGAAGGAAAAACACAGGGGGTATGTCCTCTGTGTTCTTCTGATAGAAAACCTGAAAATAAGAAAGCAAAATGTGCTTCTTATGATTGGGAACGTGGTCTTGGTACTTGTCATAATTGCAATAAAACATTTCAACTACATACTTATCAGAGAAAAGGATCTTCAGATAAAGTGTATGTTAGGCCTGTTACACCTGATTTTATTCAGGAAGTTAGTACTAATGTAGAGAAATGGTTTGATGGTCGCGGTATATCTAAAAGAACCCTTAAAGAAGTTAAAGTAACTGAGGGAACAGAATTTATGCCACAGACTGGTCAAATGGAAAACACTATACACTTTAATTATTTTATAGGTGATCAGCTCATAAATATTAAATATAGAGATGGTCGTAAAAACTTTAAATTATATAAAGGTGCAGAAAAAATATTTTACAATATAAATAGTACTGTAGGATATGAATACTGCGTTATAGTTGAAGGCGAAATGGACGTATTAAGTCTGCATGAAGCAGGTATTGAAAATGTAGTGTCTGTACCTAATGGAGCAACTTTAAATAATAACAATCTAGATTATTTAGACAATTGTATAGATTATTTTACAGATAAAGATAAAATAATAATTGCAGTTGATGATGATGAAGCTGGTCAGGCTTTGCAGCAAGAACTAGTTAGAAGATTAGGTGCTGAGGTTTGTTATTTAGCTACATTTGAAGATTGTAAAGACGCAAATGAATATTTATTAAAATATGGAAAAGAAAAACTGGCGCAGCGTATTGCCCAATCAAAACCAGTCCCTCTTGAAAATGTTACTACATTCAAAGACATTGAAGCAGAGATTACTGATTTTGTGGAAAATGGTTTTAAACCCGGTTTCCAAGTTGGATTACCTAATTTCGATAGTATTTTCAGTACTTATACTGGTCAGTTCATTACTGTTACTGGTATTCCTTCTAGTGGAAAGTCTGACTTTGTTGACCAAATGGTGGTTGGGTATAATGTAAATTATCAATGGAAAACTGCTTTTGCTTCACCTGAGAATGCTCCCACATATCTGCATGCTCATAAGCTTATGCGAAAAGTTTGGCAAGATATGCCTTCTAAAAAAGATATTGGTACAGATAGATGGAATCAAGTTGCAGAGCATGTTAATGATAACTTTTATTTTATTGATATGGACAAGTACAGTTTAGAAGCTGTACTGCGTAAAGGAGCTGAATTAGTAAAAAGAAAAGGGATTAAGTGTTTAGTTATTGACCCATTTAATAAAGTTAGATCAAACGACGCTTCTGGAGATGTTAATGTATATACCTTAGAGTATTTGTCTAAAATAGAAATATTTGCAAAGAAATATGATGTATTAGTAATTGTAGTAGCTCATCCTACAAAAATGTATAAGGATGCAAATGGTAAAATAGAAGAGCCTACAATGTATAACATTAAAGGAGGTGGTGAATGGTATGATGCTAGTTATCACGGTATATTAGTTCATAGAGATTATGAGCAACGAACTGTTAAAGCTAAGATATTAAAAGTAAAATTTCAAAATCTTGGAGAAAATGGTGCAGAAGCTCACTTTAAATGGGAACCAAAATCAGGTTGCTTTATCCCTCATGAGCCTTTAGATTTAACTGAAGAAAAAATGCCTTGGGAATAAATGGCATATAAAAAAGAAACTATTTGGATGCCACAATATATGGTTTCTAAAAATGAACAAGAATGGTATACTTGGGGAATTAATAATAACATAAAAATTTCACCTAAGCCAGTTACTCAGGGACCTAACCCTAAGGAATGGTATTTAGAGGTTTTTAATAATGGTAAATGGTACAAGTCGCCTAATGTTTATGGACCAAAAGAAGTTTGGCACGAATTTTATTTAATGTATAAATTTTATTATGATAAATATAGATGAAGAATATAGAGGTTTATTAGCTGGAGTATTTCATGCAGGTAAAGAAAAAGAAGATCGTACAGGTACAGGCACCAGGTCGGTATTCGGAAGAACTATAAGACATGACATGAAAGCTGGGTTTCCTTTATTAACAACTAAAAAAATATATTTTAAAAATGCAGTTACGGAATTATTGTGGATATTACAAGGGCGTACAGATATGCAATATTTGCATAATCATGGTCTTAATTATTGGGATGCTGATTACAAGCGTTCTGGAAGAACCGACGGCACCCTTGGTAAGGTTTACGGTTATCAGTGGAGAAATAGTAATGGGGTTGATCAGCTTTATAATTTACTTCAGGAAATCGCATCTAACCCGTCTTCAAGAAGACTTATGGTTAATTCGTGGAACCCTGGCGACCTCAGTGATATGGCATTGCCTCCTTGTCATTACGGCTTTCAGGTTTATATCAATAATGGGAAGTTAGATTTAATGTGGCAACAAAGATCAGTAGATGTCTTTTTAGGTCTACCGTATGATATAGCTATGTATGGTTTATTATTACAAATGTTAGCTAAAGGGTTTGATTATGAGCCAGGAACTTTAATTGGTCAACTAGGCGATTGTCATTTATATAATAATCATTTAGACCAAGCATCACTACAATTGTCAAGAGATTTTAAACCTTTACCAGAAGTTGAAGTAGACTTCGGTCTTAAATTAGTTAAAGGTTCGGGAAATTTTGTCTTTATACCAACACACAATATGATTAAATTAAAAAACTATGAAAGTCACGAAGCAATCAAAGCACCACTCTCAGTCGGATGATATATGGTTTAAAAAAACTAATTATCCAGGAGAATGGTTAAGTACAAAAAGTAAAAACATTATTAATCAATTAAAAAACAAAAACATGAAAAAACTATTATTTACATTATTATTACCATTATTTTCTTTTGCTCAATTTAGCCATTTAGAGGCTTTAAATTTTCAAAACAATATAAGAAGCTATTATAATACAACGGATCTATTATACAGCCCCGATTTAGCTTTAGAAGCACAAATGTGGGCTAATTANATAGCTGAAACAGATCAATTTATTTTAAGTGATGATNCTTATGGTGAAAGTGTTTTTTGGACAGATAAAAATTATGCAATAATTAATGGAAAAGACGTTTTATTAGAAGCTTCATTAAATTGGGCATTAGATTCATCAGATGGGACCACATACAATCAAATGATATATAAAAATGCAACTCAAGTTGGCTTTGGTGTTGCCGAAAGTGTTGATGGTATTTATGTTGTTGCAAAATATGATAAGTTATATGAATAATAAGTATTATATTTACCATATACCTGGTAAAAAAATAGGTGTAACACGTAATTTAAAAGAAAGAGTTACGCTTGCGCAGGGTTATAAACCTAATGAATATGAAGTTCTTGATTCTTCTGATGATATAGATTATATATCTCACAGGGAAATAGAACTTCAAAAGTCTTATGGTTATAAAATAGATAGAAAATTATATAAAAATTTATTTAAATCAATGAAAATTAATGTTACAGAGCAGACTACAACTTTTCCTTACCCTTTAAAAGGATTAAAGAAAAAGTTAAAAGATCAAATTGGTGTTAAATGGGAAACACCTTTAGGTGAATTTGAGTTAACTAAAGAAAGCTTAAATTGGATTAGTGTTAACGCAAAAAAATCAATGTATAATGAAGAGCGTACATTCATTTATAATAAAGCTTTTTATGAAGCTTTTTTGGCAGAGCCAACGTACAACAAGGAAAACATATTTGGACTCATTAGAGAGTGGGCACAAGAACGTGGTATATATGATAAAGGAGATTCTAAAACTCAATATATAAAATTAATAGAAGAGTCTGGTGAATTAGCACAAGCTATACTAAAAGATGATGAACCTGAAATTGTAGATGCTATTGGCGATATGGTTGTTGTATTAACAAACTTAGCTAAACTTCGCGGTTATAATATTGAAGACTGTATACAATCTGCATACGATGAAATATCTAATCGCAAAGGTAAAATGGTTAATGGAACATTTGTAAAAACTACGCTATGAGAGATAAAGTAATACAAGATGTAGTTGAAAAGTTTNAGCAACGTTCAGATGTTGGTTATAAAAAATATGGTGTTACACTTCATGATGATGAACCTAATTTACATAAATGGCTTAATCATTTACAAGAAGAATTAATGGATGCAGTTAATTACATTCAAAAGCTTAAGATGGAATCAACAACAGTATTAGAAGAAAAAATACTTAAAGACTTTGAAGAAGATGCTTAGCAGAAATAGAAAAGGAAGGAGAAAGAAAGGTCCCGTTAGGGCTAAAAAAGTTAGCTTTGATGGGATTGATTTTGCCTCAGGTTTAGAAAAGTATATGTATACTGCTTTAAAAAAGGCAAAAATTAAAAATAAATATGAAGGAGAAACTTTTGTTTTAATTAATGGTTTTCATTTTGAAAATGAATCCTATGAAAGACAAGCAAATGGCAAAGGTGAATTAGTTAATAGAGGTAGTAAAAGAATATTACCAATTAAATATACACCTGATTTTATTGGGGATGATTTTATAATAGAAACAAAAGGTAGAGCTAATGAATCTTTTCCAATTAGATGGAAGTTGTTTAAAAAATTAGTTACTGAACAATTTCCTCAATATACTTTATATAAACCACAAAATCAAAAAGAATGCGATCGAGTAGTAGAAATAATCCTGAGCAAGAAAAAAAGATAGCNNGATTTAGATATGCTCAAAGACANATTGAAAAATGGATTAAATGGTCTATTGAAAATAGNGGCTATATAAAATATAGAGAAATTGTAGAGATTCACGATAAATATAATATAAAATGTTATGGCAAAAATAATATCAAATAATTTTACAGAAAAAAAGAAAGTTAAAAGACCAGGTGTACATGCTAAGTCTAAGATGTCTAATTTAAAAACAAGCAAAAATTATGTTAAACAGTACAAAGGACAAGGAAAATGAGAAGCTGGGAGCTTAGTATTGGAATATACCCTGGTATACTAATAGGAATGAGAACTTATGTTGAATCAGAATATAAACAACACGTATTATATATGCCGTTTGTTGATATTTGTTTAGAAATTGAAAATTAATATGGGATTATTTAATGAAAGAATTGCGTACAAACCATTTGAGTACCCAGAGTACTATACTGAGGGATGGCTTAAACAAGCTCAAGCATTCTGGTTGCATACCGAAATACCAATGTCAGGTGACGTTAAGGANTGGAATGAAAAGTTAACACCAGAAGAAAAAAGTCTAGTNGGTAATATACTATTAGGATTTGCACAAACAGAATGTGCNGTTAGTGATTATTGGACACAAAAAGTTGTAGGATGGTTTCCTAAGCATGAAATTCAACAAATGGCTATGATGTTTGGTTCTCAAGAAACAGTGCACGCTGTAGCTTATAGTTATTTAAATGAGACTCTTGGATTAGAAAATTATGAAGCATTCCTACAAGATGATGCAACAATGGCTCGATTCGACAACCTCGTTGCTTTACCAGGTGATAATACTGTGGAAATTGGTACTTCTCTTGCAGTCTTTAGCGCATTCGCTGAAGGCGTTTCCTTATATTCTGCTTTCGCTGTGTTATACAGTTTTCAGTTACGTAATCTTCTTAAAGGTATCGGACAACAAATGAAATGGAGTGTTCGTGATGAATCGCTGCACAGTAAAATGGGTTGTCAGTTATTTAGACATATGTGCCAAGAAGATAATAGCTTATTAGAAAAATGTAGAGATGAAGTTATTGAAGCAGCATCGGCAATGCTTGTTGCTGAAGAAGATTATATTGACAGAATGTTCGAAGGAGGAGAAGTTGAAGGTATTACAGCCTACGATCTCAAACAATTTATTAGAAAAAGACTTAATGAAAAATTACAAGAACTTGGTTACTTCGACCTCGGGTTATACTTTGAATTTAACGAAGAAGGAGCCGCAAGACTTGATTGGTTTTATCACCTTACCGGTGGTCATACTCATACTGATTTCTTTGCTGTTCGCCCAACAGATTATTCCAAAGCAAATGAAGGAGAAGATTTTGAAGATATTTGGTAGTGAGAAAATGTAACAAATGTCATAAAGAAAAAGCTATATCTAAATTTAGATATGGTAAACGCACATGTCAAAAGTGTGAGTACAGATTTAAACAAAGATTTTTAAGATCTTTAGTATTAGATAGAAAATTAACAGCAAAAGAAAGGATTTCTAATAGATTAGGATATATGGGGACGGCATTCATAATGATGTCTCCTCATTTATTAACCTACGGGAGCATAGGGGGTATAACTTACGTTATAGGAGGTGTATTATCAACACCTCAGGTTTTTGTAGCAAAACAATGGAACTTAGTAGCGGTTAATTTAAACGTAACAATAGGGTATTTAATTTATTTATATAATGCATAATGAAAGAAAACAAGTTAATAGAAATGTGGAACAGAATAGAAATTCTGGGACAGAACGTACAGCAGATAGTAGCAGAAATGAACAACCTCAGAGATTTATCTATTGGGACGATGAGCCTAATGAAAAAATTTGATGGTTATGAAAAAGCAATAGAAGCTTTAGCTGAAGATATTAAAAAAGAAAAAGAAAGTAAAGATGTGGAATAGCGAATGGATTAAAGGAGAGGATTATCCTATTTGGGGTGATACTGAAGTTTATAAAAAAACAATTACAGGAGGTTATCTATTACAAAATGAAACGCCTAAACAAGCTTATGAGCGTGTAGCCACCGCGGTTGCAAAGCGTTTATATAAGCCAGAATTAGCTGAAAAGTTTTTTCAGTATATATGGGATGGGTGGCTGTGTTTAGCTTCACCTGTGCTCTCTAATACAGGCACAGATCGGGGTTTACCTATTAGTTGTTTTGGTATTGACGTTGCTGATAGCATAAATGATATTGGACAAAAGAATTTAGAAATGATGCTTTTAGCCAAGCATGGAGGCGGTGTTGGCTTAGGTGTTAATATGATTAGACCCGCTGGAGCTAAAATTACAGGAAATGGAACAAGTGATGGAGTGGTCCCGTTTTGCAAGATATACGATTCAACAATACTTGCCACTAATCAAGGATCTGTCCGCAGAGGAGCTGCGTCAGTTAATATCAATATTGATCACCCCGACTTTGAAGAATGGTTGGAGATCAGAGAACCAAAAGGAGATGTTAACAGACAGTCCCTTAATTTACACCAGTGCGCTGTGGTCGGTGACAAGTTTATGCGAAGACTTGAGCAAGGAGATAAAGATGCTAGACGTAAATGGGGAAAATTATTACAAAAACGTAAAGCAACTGGAGAGCCTTATATACTCTTTAAGGGAAATACAAACAAAAATAACCCAAAAGCGTACAAATCAAATGGGCTCAAAGTTCATATGACAAACATTTGTAGTGAAATAACACTACATACAGATGAATCACATTCTTTTGTTTGTTGCTTATCTTCTCTTAATTTAGACAAATATGATGAATGGAAAAACACAAATTTAATATATGATGCAACATGGTTTTTAGACGGAGTATTAGAGGAATTTATTCAGAAAGCAAAAAATATGAAAGGGTTCGAAAACTCTGTCCGCAGTGCGGAGAAGGGACGTGCTCTTGGTCTAGGAGTATTGGGATGGCACAGTCTACTCCAAAAGAATGGCATTGCGTTCGAAGGTTTATTAGCTCAATTTAGAACACGTGAGATTTTTAGTAGAATTAAGATTGAATCTGAGAGAGCATCGCGAGATCTTGCAGAGATATATGGGGAGCCGCTTTGGTGCGTTGGTACTGGTATGCGTAACACTCATCTTCGGGCCGTGGCCCCTACTGTCTCTAACAGTAAGCTTAGTGGAAATATATCTCCTGGAATTGAGCCTTGGGCTGCTAACGTATTTACAGAACAATCAGCTAAAGGCACATTTATTAGAAAAAATAAAGAACTTAAAAAAGTATTAAGAAAAATTGGAATTGATAATAAAGAAACTTGGGATAAAATTTTGGAAGATGGTGGATCCGTTCAAGGAATTAAAGAACTCGATGGATGGTTTTATGATCACGCAGGAAGACTTACGCAAGAAGAAGGCGGGGAAGAACTAAAGAATGTATTTAAAACATTTAAGGAAATAAATCAACTAGAGTTAGTTAATCAAGCTGGTATACGTCAAAATTATATAGATCAATCAGTAAGTTTAAATTTAGCATTTCCTTCTGTAGCAGATCCTAAATGGCTTAATAAAGTACATTTAGAAGCATGGAAGCGGGGTATTAAGACTTTGTATTATATGAGAACTGAATCTGTATTGAGAGGTGATATTGCAGCTAAAGCAATGGATCCAGAATGTTTAAGTTGTGATGGATAAAAAAATAGATAATTGTTTTTTTATTACGCAAATAGTACTTATATTCACATTGTTATTTGTTAAGTAGTACACGTTGTTTGTTTAAAAAGGGGATATGATTCTTAGTCTATCCCCTTTTTTTTTATCTTTTCTTACGATCAATGTCTCTTCTTAGATATTCTATATCTTTCATAAAAGCCCTCATTTCAGCTTCAAGAGCTTTAACTTCCTCCTCCGTCTTTCTTTGATTAGGCCACGTGTATTTTTGTTCGTTTTCTTTTAATTTATTAGCCTTTACCTCAACAGCCTCAACACGAGCACTTAATGTGTAATAAGAGCCTACTATAGAAGCAAACATTGCAGCTATAGTGATTATTTGTGGAATGCTTATGGACACATCCGCTTTTCCGTCTCCATCAATATCTATTTTTGCCATTTTTATTTTTTTAATCGTTTATAAATTCCGATTGAAGTATATATAATTGACAGTATTAACACTATTGTTTGCAGTGTTGGGTCTAGCCCTGTTAAGCTAAATAATAATGCTCCTGCGTTTACGAAATGTATTTTCAAATCTTCCATCTTAATATTTACAGGACGCCTTCATAGTTAAAGGGCTTACCCTTTTTGGTTTTCCAGCTGGCTGACCTAGTGATTTTTTTTCGTTAATTTTTTTTCTTTTTTCAGAGCTACTCATTTCACTAGCAGTTTTTGGAGTATCTGAAGATATTCTTTTTTTAGGACGGCAATAAGGAACGCCTCTGCTTTCACCTTTGCTTCTACCACAAGGTTTACCTGTACTTACGTCAGTCCACTCTTCTTTAAACCAACGTTTAAGTGATGCTCCTTTTTTAGTTTTACTTACAGCCATTATCCTATATTTCCACCTCTTTTACGGCATTTTGCAATATAACCTGAAGCGTAAGCTGATGGAAACACTCTGTATTTAGCTTTTGCTTTGCGATAGCATGCATCCTTTTTTAATAAAGGAGAGGCATTTGATGTTACAATGTTATATTTCATTATTTAAACTTTTTAAATTTTTCAAACTTTTTAAACTTTTTAAATTTAGAAGATGGCTTTTTAGTTTGTTTTTCAATCATGCCTAAATCCCACTCTGAATATCCCAATGTGAGAGCAATTGATTGCCATAATTCTGTTTCTGATTCCATTGCTGTTTTAATATGGTCAGCTTTTATTATAGCTCTATCTGCAGGTAAATTTGTTAATGCAGATACTATTCGACCTCCTGCTAAAAAAGCTGGATTATCTAAGCTGAATCCTTCTGTTCTCATCTTTTCCTTATCTTGTCTATAAGTAAAAGCTTTAGCAGCAGAGTTTAATTTATTTAATTTAGAGTTTATTGGCGGAGATAAAGAAGTTGCTTTCATAACAGCTTTTGTATAATCTGTTCTTTTAGCTTTGTTCTGCTTTATAATTTCAAGAATAACATTTTTAGATGTTGATGCTATTGCACCATATAAACCAGTTCCGCGTAACAAAGTATCTAGTGACCCATTACCTATATTCCAAAGTCTTTCTTTTTCTTTATCATCTTCTTCATCAGAAAATAACAAAGCAAATAATGCTTGTTGTAAAGCTGAGAACACTACGTTTTGTATTACGCTATAATACATTAACTTACTAATATTTGTTTTCCAATCTCCACGCCCAGCAGCTAAATCTTGCATAGCTTTTTTAGTTAATCTAGCATATTGCATTGGTGTATTAGCAAAAGCTAATATAACTCTACCTAAAGAGCTAGCTTGTTGCATACTGATTCTGTCAGGTCTTGATGATTGTTGAGATTCTTCTGCTGTTTCGGTAAAATCAAGAAAAGCTTGTTCTTGTGCAGCTTCTTGACTCATTCCATCTTTAACATATTTATTAAGTCTGTTTCTATAAAATGAAGCTCCTCCAATAGCAATTGCAAAACTATCCGCCATTTGTGTAGGTAAAAAACCAAATTTTAGTATTGCATTAAAAGCAGCTCTTACTTTATTATCAGCAGTTTTTGCTGCACTTGCAATTTCATCAGCATTAACATCTGTTTTTAAACCTGCTCTACGTTGCTTTAGAAAATCAGAATTAAACAAAAACCCAAAATCATTCCAAAACTGACTTTGATTTGCAAATGCCTTTGCAGCCATTATAGGATTATTATCTGTAAAGTTTATAAAGTTTACAGCAGATATAGTTTGAAGCAATGCAGATCTGGCATTTAAGAACATGATTGAACCAACTGAACCGTTAACCCATTCTAGCCAAGCTCTTTCTATTTTGTTCCCACCCGCTCTTCTATTGCGTCCATCTTTCATTCTATATAGAATATCTGTAAGTGATTCTACATATTGATCCCCATATAATGCTTTTAACTTATTGATATTAGGTCCTTCAAGTTTACCTTGTTTAAATTCTCCAAATATTTCTTCAACATTATCTTTCCATTCTTGCATGTACTCACTACGTTTAACTTGATTAACGTATGATAACATGTCTGTTGTAATAGTACCTTCTAGCCAGTTTCCGCTTGGATTTGCATATTCACCTGGAGGTGCTAATGAAATCAGTTGTTCAGCAAAGTTTTTTAGGTTTTCATTTTTATTTATAAACTTAATAACCTCATTTACATCTTGTTTGCTAGATCCTTCTGGAAGAGTATCTTGCCTATTCCAAATGTATAGCCTTACTGCTTGTTCATTAGTATATCCCGTTTCATTTGTTTTACCAAGCTTAGCTGGAGTATTATTAATTTGCTTTTTAAGATTTGCCCATGCATTCATAGACATTTGCTTATCAGTTTCAAATTGTCTTATAGCTTTAGCAAAAGGCGTAAGCAAATTGTCTTTATAAAATTGCATTTGCTCATCTCCTTTTTTACTCTTAGCTAGTGTAGTATATAAGAGTCCAACAAAATCTTCAGCTGAATAAGGTACAAAGAATTTATATTTACCTTTTCCTTTACCAATTATTGATGCTTTGTCTGCTGAATACTCTTTAGCAAAATCAATTCCTGTTGATGCTTCAAGAAATTTATTAAAGTCTTTGCTTAAAGATTTAGAATATTTAAATTCTCCCTCATCAAATGTATAATCTGTTTTAGACAACGCATCTGAGTATCTAAAAATACCTTTAGGTGGCATTTTATCTTTATATTTTTCATCTACAATTTCAGCAAAATCTTTAGGAACTAGATTAGCTTCCATTGTATTAAAAAGATTTTTTAAATCATTTTTTTTAGAATCAGAAGGATTTTTAAAATAATCTATTATTTCATTAAAAACAAACTGTACGGGGGGATTATGTTCATAAACTGTTTCTCCGCTATAATTTTGAACAATCCTATTCAACGTAGCAGCTCCTCTGAATATTGTTCTTTGATCTTTTTGATTTAACTTTATAATCGATGCCGCTAGCCCAGGATGTTTTTTGCCTATATTAAATACAATATTTTGTAAAGCATCCCTTGCCTCTGCATTTTGATTATTAACTTCAGCTTTAGTAATTTCTCCAGACATAATTTGATTACGAACAGAGTTACTTGTAACATCTATTAGTGTTCCAATAGCCATATCGCCATATCTTATATAAGATCTTTGCCCGCTTTTTAATAAATTAAACTTTTTCTTAGAGCTAAGACCAGTTCCTTTTATTGTTGGATATATAACGTTTTCCCATAAAGCTTTATTTGTTGTTAATTTTAATTCACCTTTTTTAGAAGAAACACTTCTAGTACCTCTAGAAAATATTTTAATAAAATGAAAAACTATATCTTCTGCTAAAATAGTGTCATTATTGTCTATAGCAGTATTTACAGCTTTATCAAAAGCTGGAACAACTATATCAAAAAATACTTTTGGATATGATTTTTTAAAAGATTCGTTATTTATAGAATCAGCAATATCAGGAAAATCATTAGCTAATTCTATCATATTTTTTTCAAACAGTATACTAGCAAGTTCCTGAGAAGATAAACTATATTTAACTTCAGCTTGGTTAGCTAATGATTTTGAAAATTTAAAATTTTCAGATCTATCAATTTGCTTAGCAATTACTGCTTTGAAATTTTCAGGCAATACTTCACCTGTAATACCCGCAATATCTTGGTATTTATTTATCACATCGGGACTTTGTAAAACTTCCATTGTAGCATCAAACGCAATTTCTTCCGCTACTGCTTCAACTACTGCTGTTTTTCTAGTTCCCTGTGTAGACCTTCCAACATCTGTACCTAAAAAATATTTAATCCATTCGGCTGGGGTTATCTTCTTTTTAGTATATACTTTATTGCCTTCAGCGGTTTTTTCTCTTACATGCTTTCCATTTTTATCAAGCACTGGCTCTTGAAAATCTTTAAATCTTCTATTAATTAAAGACTGAGGTAATTTATTATATATTGATTGAAAGTTATCGCGCAAAAAAGATTCGTAATCAGCTTGCTTACCTACAAATTTTGCAAGAGGTTTTTTAAGTTCAGTTCTAAATCTTTTTTGTAATTCTAATCTAAATTTAGGATCTTGTGGGTTTGGCAGTTTAGTACCAAATGTTTTTATTACAGCATCTTTAACTGTTGTAACAAGCTCCTCAGATAGCCCAATTTCTTTTCTTAGACTTTTTATTTCGTCAGCAATTTCAACTTGTTCTTGAGCTTCTATAGACTCTTCTGTAGAGGTATCTGTAACTGCTTTAGCTTCTGTAACATCAAGTTTAAATTCAGTATCTAATATACGATTAGCAGCTTCAATAGCTCTTCGTTCTAATTGTCCTTGTATATATGTATTAAGGGTAGCACCTTTAGAAGTATCATAAGCATTAATAAGATCTAGTAAACCGCGTTTACCAATTTCAATTTCACTTTGAAGTAATTCAAAATCAAAGCCAGGAACATCTCTATATTTATTTGTTATACGTTTTGTTAAAGGTTTATACGCTTCAATTATATCAAAAGCACCATCTTTGCCTTTTTCGTCAAATATTTTTTGTATATTATCACCTGATATTGATTTTTTTGACTGCTGTATTTCTTGTTTTACAGCTTGTGGTATTTTAGAAGATTTTAAGTCTACCCCTAATTGTTTAAATTTAAATTCAGATATATTTTTTTGATAATTGCGTATAAAATTAAATACATCTTTACCTGTTTCAAGTTTAACTGATCCAAAGCCTAAGCCATTCAAAAATCTTGTAGTTGTATTTTTTATTTTATCTGATAAAGACTCATTAACTATAATTTTTTCTTTAGCTACAAGATCAGAAAAAACATTAAAATATTCTTCCAATGCTCCTCTTTCTATATTACCAGCCTCATCTGTATAGTTTAAATCAATCCGTTCCTGTACTCTTTGATATACCTCAGGCTGTGTTTCTTTTAAATAATCTTTAAAGCTATCTACTAAAGGTTGCATAGAGGCATTATCTGTAGCGAACTTTTGAGCCATCATATAATGCAATAACTCATGACCTATAGCATTAGTTTGCTCTGTTTCAAGAGCTTTAGGGCTGTTTACAATTACCGTATTGGTATTTGGATCAAAGCTAGCATCAAATTCTGCTTTGGGATCAGATAAATATTCAAATTTTACGTTTTTTACTTTTTGTTTTGCTTTTACAAAAGCCTCATTAATACGTTCTGTATTTTTTAAAGTTTTACTAATATTTTTTTCAATATCAGCATCAAACATTTCTTTCCCTACTAATGTTTCATTTTCATTTGCAGCATTCTGCAATTGCTGTTTTGCAAAATTTTGTTGTGATTTTGTATATCTAGCATTATTTATCTCACCCGTAGCATCGGCTATAATAGAAATATTATCTGTAAATTTTAATATTTCCTTTTTAGTTAAGCCATCAAATGCAGTATTTAACTCTTTTAGTCTATTTTCTTTTTGTAATTCTAAAACATTAATTTGTTCTTGAAATTTTTTCTTTTTATTACTAGGAGCTACTTGTAAATTAATTTTAGCCTCAATTATATTTCTTTGAATTTCATTATTTTTTAATCTCCAATTTTTAGGAGCAATAAATTGATAAGCTTTGTTTTTATCTATATTACTAAAACTAATTCCTCTTCCTGTACCTGTAACAGGACCACCCATTACAGCTCCAACAATAGCACCATTTAAAAAATTCCTAATATAAGCAGCTCCTTCAATTTCGTCTTCATAAAGCTTATCATCAATAAAAGTTTGTCCTATTGCCGTTACGCCTTCTGTTAAACCTTCTGAAACTGATCCACCAATACCAGCGCCTAAAGTTTTTAAAGATTTTTCTAAGAAATTTGAAGTAAAATCTTTCATTACTTTATTTGTAATGCCTGTTTTATTTAAAGCACCTAAGGTCTTAGCAAAATAACCACCAGCAAACTCAGTTGCAGTTTCTATCCCTCCTTTTAATAAAGATCCACTTGCTATTTTAGAAATAGATTCTTCAGGTCTTTCTTTTAATTCTTTTTCAAATTCACCTCCCGCAGTGCTCATACCTAGTAATGCACTTCCATAAATAGGTGAAGCTATAGACAGGGCTAATGAAGGTGCGGAGCCTAAAGCTTGATTAACAGCTAAATCAGCTGCATCTACATAATTACCCTCTTCTATCAATCCGTATATATCTTTTTCTCGACCTTCTTCATCAAACTTTTTTGTAGACAAATTACTAATAAGATCAGCTGCGTCAGTAATTGCTGATAAATCTAAATTATTATTTTTTGCAATTTTTTCATATTCTGATAAAGCATATCCAGGATTTATATTTGCTGTTCCTCCTGTTTTTAATAATGCAGCAATTGGAGCCATACCATATTTTTCTACAAAATCGCCTAAACCTGCGGCTGTATTTAAAACCCCTGACGCAATACTTGATACCGAGGGTATAACACTTTTTGGTAGTCCAGTAAAACTAGAAACAAAATTTTTAGAAATTTCTTGCTGTATTTCTTTATCTTTCTTGTCACCTTGTAATTCCAAAGAAGTATCTACCAATGGTAATTCCGTACTTTTTAGTTCGGGTGTTGCATTTACCTCCGCAGGCACACCCTGATTGTCTTCCTGTGGAGGGGTTATCTTTCCCGATTCACGAGATTCATATTCTTTAATAACAGACGCAATATTTTCTTCCGGCTCACCCGCATCAATCATGCGTTGAACAATTAATTCAAGTTCATTCATATTATTGTTTATTTTGCGTTGAGTATTTAGCTAATAAATCAGCAGGATTCATTGGTTCTTTAGACATTTCTTCTCCTGTTATTTTTAAAGACATTAATAAATTTGGTACATCTTTTTGTTCTAGCATTCCGTTCTCTACTCTAGCCGCTATGATTTGTCTCATTTTTTCAGCATCTGTCATGCTATCAAGCACAGGAATTTTTCCGTTTAAAATTATACCACTATCATTAGGGTAAGGGCTTCCTTCTTCTCCTTTTTCAAAAGTAGAAGCAACGCCTCCTGAAGCAATAGTAATACTATTAATATCACTAAAATCAACTTTACTTAAATCTTGAGATGCTAAAATAGAACGATCAGAATACTCTCTTTGTTCTTTTTGCTCTTTTAATATTTGAGCAGCTGTTAAACCTTTAGTTTGGTTTTTATCAATTTTTGCAGAGGCAATCTTTTGATGCCTTCCATATGCTCTATCGTATGATGTTTTTGCTGCTTTTTTATAATTATTTTTAATAATATCTATAAGTTGATTTTTAACATTGTCTCCTAAATCATCTAACTTGCCATTATCTTCAAAATCTTCACGTATTTGATCTATGGTAACACCTTTAGGTAAATCAACACCTAATTCATCAACTACAATGCTAGCTATATCTGCATCAGAATATCTAGTATTATTTAACTCTTCGTTTATTTTACTTTCAAAATCGTTTTCATCCCAACCTTGTAAACCATATTTTTCATAACTTTGCCCAAGAGCAGTTAATTGATTTCTATAAGCATCAGACCTTCTTGATATATGTCTTGTATTAACCAACGAATTAAAATCTTTTACTGTACCATCAGCAAATACAAATTCGTCGCCTGACACTTTAAAATTACCTTGAAAAATATCATTAACTCTTTCCATTAACTGAGGACTATTTAGTTTACTTAAATCCTCCGGGCTTGTATCAGCAAATTGAGCTATCCATTGTTTAAAATCACCAGCTTTGGTTGCAACTTTTCCTATACTAGCAACCGCATCTTGGATTGCCATTTGTCTTTCAACAGGATTTAGGTCTTTATTTCTTATAGCTTCTAAGGCTTGACTTCTAGCCTCTAAAGCTTTACCCATCGCCCATTCACGCATTTGCATAGGTACTTGACTTTCGTCTAATTGAGGAAGTTGAGCAATTGCTTCAGCTTGAAGTTGCTGTCTTCTTTCTTCTACAAGTCTAGCTCTTTGTATTGCTTGTTCTCCTCTCTGAACAGCAGGTCGAACAGCTCCTGCTATATCTAAGGGTCTACCTCCGCCTATTGCTTGTCCAATTAATCTTGTATCTAATGCCATAATATATATTTTAAAATCCTCCTGCAGCAATTCTTCCAGCTCCTGCAGCAATATTAGCAACACCTCCTACTAAACCTTCAGTAGCTTGCCTTCTTGCTTCATCGGCTGCTAATTTTCTTGTTGCAGCAGTTTCGTACATGTCTTCAGTTCTGCCAAATTCTTTTTCTTGAACATACTGAGCACCTCTAGCTCTTGCTCCTTCTAATTGCTGTTGGCCTTGTGCTCTAGCCATTTGATTTCTAGCCTCTTGTTGGCCTATACTAGCGGAGGATGCTTGTAGATTAGTTGATTGTTGCTGGGCTAGTGTTTGAGCAAGTGCTGCAATTCCAGACCCACCAGCTGTTCTTTTTAAACTACCTAGCGTTCCTGCTAACGCCTGTTGCTGTTGTTGTGCTGCAAATTCAGACGCTTGAGTGTTTACTTTTAAATCTTCAAACGGATTTGTCATATTTGCTGTAGGGTCTTGAAATTCAAAGCTTTCGTAAGCTTTTCTTTGCTTTTCTAAATCAGCGCGTGCTGCTCTTTGCTCTTGTCTACGAGCACGACCTCCTACAATTCCGCCAGCAACTCCAGCTAACCCTTCCGCTATTTGTCCAAACGCCCCCGCGTCTGCTTTAAATGCTTTTTGTAAACCTTGTCCAAATGACTGTTGTCCTGCCTCGCTAAATTTTCCTTCACCCACTGCTGATTGAAAAGCTCCAGATTTATATATAGTGTCGCTCATAATTAATTACTACTTAAATGTGCTTCGGTATTAACTGCAAATAATTCAATCTTATCTGTAGATGTATTTATAAGCTTTACATTGGCATGGTAACCAATAATACCTGAGCTGTTAATTTTATTGTTTTTTCCAAAAAATATATATGAATCCGTTGTTGGTCTAACGGATTTATCTTCAATATCTGCAACAAAACTTTTTTTATCCGCTGCTATTGATTTACATTCTCCCACAACTGATGTTTTATTGTTAAGTTGCTGATATATAATATCACCCGGTTGTAGTGAAGAATTAAGTTTATTTGTAAATGTTATTGTTATATCTGCCATGATTATATTATAAGATTCATTTTTCCTTCTTTCCAATTATTACCTTGTATAAAAATAGGTATTTCAATCTTTAAGGTGTCTGGAATATTTTTAAAGTTTTTAGGCGCTAAATAAGCGGATGTAAATTGATCTTTAGTAATTGTAAGTATTACTTTATTCACTGTTGTAATTGATGGTTTTTTAGAATCATCAAATGAAAATATACTTACTCCGCCTGTTCCTGAAACTGCTACATCTTTTGGCGTATAATTTTCAAGTATTGTGGGTCGATCATTTGAATATGGACCAAAAGTGATTGTAATATTATTTACATAATCAGAGTCTAAATAAAAAGTATTAAAATTCGATCTTCGTGGTAAAAAATAATATGATGTTTGGTTTTTTCTAAATTTTAGAGGAGGTACCCAAAATGAAATTTCGCTATATTGTTTACCTGCATTATTTTCTATCCAATACTGAAAACTTATAGCAATATTACTAGTAAGTTCAAGTTCATATGATACAGTATTACCGTTTTTAGTAAAATGTTTATTTTTATAACCTTTATCATAAAAAAGGGCTTCTGATGACCTAATCTCACTAAGACTATATTTAAAAATTGTAAGCCCTATATTAGAAAAAGAATTAGTATTAGAAATTATAGCATTTATTTTTAATTTACCTAGCCCTTCTATTGTTGCATTGGTTAATTCTAAAGGTTGCATTGTTATTGCAGGAAGCACTAATGATTTATTTGTAGTAAATGTTAAAATTTCATTACTATAACCATAACCACCAGAATTTTTAGCATAAGATCTAAAAGAATATGTTGTATTTTCTGCTAGTCCAGATATTGCTTTTGAAAAATTACCTACAAAATCAGTTGTATCTGCAATTTGCACACCTGCATAATTTATATCAAAATTTGCCGTACTCAATCCAGCTCCTGGAAAATAAATAAAACCAGATTCAGTAATTGATGAATTTCCCGCTGATACTATTTTTCCATTTAATATTGCAGAGTTTTCTGTTAAAGAAGTTGCGGCTGATATATTTAATGCAGGAATAACAGCATCTTCTAATGTAAAAGTCTTGATATTTCCATATGAAAATCCTTTTTCACCCTCTCCAAAAGCTCTATATCTATAATTAATATTACTTAATAAATTATTTACAGTTTTATTAAAAGCACCTGTAGTTTGTCCACTAATGCTAAAAATAAAATCATTATTTATAACATCAGGTACTCCTTGTGCTGATAATACAAAACCTTTGCCTAATAATGTAGAACCGTTAATATTCGTTATATTACCATTTAATTTTACACTATTACTTGTTTTATCTGTAGCGTCATTTGTTACAACAGTTGGTAGACCAAAAGCACCAGTAGTTAAACTATTTGCGGAACCATAATAAATTGTTGTACCTGTTCCTTGCCAATTGTTCTTTAAAGTAACACCAAAAGGATATATAGTGGCATTGTTGTTAGAGTTATATGGGATATCTGAAGCTGTTTTACCTTTTATCCATGCAAACGCTTTGTAGTAATAAGTTGTATCAGGTTTTAAATTATATATATTTAAGCTGCCAGTAACCGACGTGCCAATATTATTATCAAAAACAAACATCTTTACATTTGATGGTAATGTAAAATCTGAATTAAATGCAGGGTTACTATTTTGATCTGATATTAAAACACCATAAGAAATAAGATCTGTATTAACTTTTGATGGATTAGATAACACTGCACCAAAATTAGCTTTATAACCTTCTTGCCAATTACCAATCTGAAGATTAGTTGCTAAGCTATTCTTTTTAACATAAGATACGCTTGATGCTGTTGATGTGCTAACAGATAAAGATATTGATTTATTGTAAACTATAGGGACCTGAATAGTGTCAGAATATGCTATATTGTCCGTTTGTTTAGTGTTTTTTGCATAAGCTTTTAAATACAAAACTGGTGAGTGTTCAAACAAAGGATTACTAGAACTAACTGCTCCACCATCTTTTGTAACATATAAAGGTCCTGTGTGATCAGTAGGCTTTGCATCAATTACTTTTACTTTAATACCATTAGTATCAACATTTAAACTAGGTATATTCATATTTGTATATGACTCTGAATATTTACCTTTATTTATCGTATTAATAGGTAAGTTAATTGAACCTGTTAGCCCGTTAGGTAATTGATATATAGTGTCATAAGTAATACCAACCTCAGATATATCAGCTCCTCCAGAATAAGATATATTTGCAATAACAGAAAAAGATGCGTATGAATTAGATACTATTTCAATGCTGTCAATAATAGGCTTTGTACCTCTATCAATTTTTGATTTATTTATTAAAACATTTACACTCCCCCCTTTTATCTCAACAATTTCATTGCCTATAGAATAGAATAAGTCATCTAATAAAATTGTTCCATTTTCATCTTCAAAAAACTTATCACCAGGTTGAGGGTCATTAGGGTCTCCATTTGTATAAACAACTTTGTTTTCTACAACGTTGTCAGAAGCCGCATCTTTTTTGTCGTTAAACCCTGTAGAAATAACTATTGGAGTTATTAATCTTATTGGATCTGGGGTTTGTATTTTAACGTCTAATATAGCGTTTTCTGCTGTTGCTGTATAAGGTATTGAGCATACAATAGCCCCATTATTATCTATAGTAGTTGTAACACCACCTACTCCTAAAGTTGCATTTGTAGCAGTAGTGGTTACTGTTATTGTTCCAGCGTTTTCAAAAGTAAAACCATTTACAGGTGCAATAGTTTTAGTTATAGTTTTTGCAATGTTAACTTCAACATTATCAGAAAAAGAATTAACAAGATTAGCATTACCTCCAGATGTTGAAATATAAGTTACACTATCTACAGGATCATTATTAGAGTCACTACAATAAATATTTATTAATGTATTTGAAATAGTTTTATTTGCCGCATCAAATGTTGATATTGTTTTTGGCTTTAAATTTATAGTTGAATTAGTATTTGGGAATAAAACAGATTTATCAATTTTAAATCCTATTGAAATACTTTTATCATCATTTTCTTCATATATAAAAGAATCTACATAAGTAGATGTAACGTCAGTAGAATTTTCTTCAAGTATAAAGTTTTCAATTAAAAACGTTTTTATATCTGAAGGTCTTTCAAAATTATAACTTGCCGACGGAACCAATTTAAACAATAAAAGATTATTTGCTGCATCACCTATTGATGATCCAGCATTGCCTGTAACATCTATATTGTTAGCACTTGAGTATGTGTAATTTACTGACCCAGGAACAGCAAAAGAAAAAGTAAGAGTAATTTCTTTGCTTACAATATTATCTATATTAAGAATTATTTCTTGATTCCCTAAAAACTCTTCAACATAAACATCCGCAGTAATTTTTAAATATCCTATGTTTCCTGAAGTTAATATTTCACTACTTAAATTAGAATATTTGACAATATTATTTTCACCTGAAATAGAAATAAAATCATTTGGTATTATGTCTCTTATTTCATTCCAAGTAACTCCTGAAGGCGGACCAATTTCCCAAGAAAGTGTTTTTGTTCCGTTTGAGCTTTCTTTTTCATAACCTGTAATTACCTGCGTGTTTGATCTTCCTGCTTGAAATATTATACCATCTGTAAATACATATGAAAGTGCTGAAATTTTAATTTCGCTTATATCATTTTGCTTTTGATTTATAGAAAAAGGTTCACCTAAACCTATGCCAGGGGCTTCATCTGTATTATTACCTGGATCAATTTGTACATTTACAGTAGTGTCGGCTAGAGAAGCGGGCACATCAAAAGTTATCCCAACTTCTCCTTCATCAGGAATAATAAAGGGTATTGATTCAATAACATCTCCATTTTCATCCAAAATTAATGCCGAGCCATCAGCACCAGGGTCACCTATAATTTCAACAATTAATTCACCGCCATCTAAGGGTATACTAGTTTTAGGAATAATTACCCCTTCTATTTTAGGGTTAGGAATTATTTCTTCAATAGCAGACAAAGATATTTCGTAATTAATATTTGCTTCGTTTATTCCATCAATAGTAATAAACTCTGTTAAAGTTATAGTGCCATCTGAATTTTTTATAGCGTCAAAGGTAGCCCTTCCGTTATTAGACTCTATATCATCAATAAAAATATTATATCCGCTATCGGGTGTTATTTTTCTTATAACAGTTTGTATTTTTCTGTTTTTTGTATTTGTAACGGAATAAGCACCAGAAGCTGTATTTATTGTTGCATTTTGAATGTTTGAAGTAAAATTACCACTTACTGTAAATTCTTTTTCTTTCGCTACTCCTTCATATGGTATTTCGAATATTTCATCAATCCCATCTTCAGTGACTGCATCGCTATCATCTTTAAGTTTTCCATCTCCTGTTAATGTTTCAATATCATCAAATATTATTGTATCGTCTTCTTTGAAATTGCTATCATCATTAGATTTTTTAATTTCTTCTAACTTTTCAACAGGTACCTCAGCAACAATATTATCCCCATCTTTAGTCCAATCAATACCTTTTGTTTTAAAATCTTTCGGATCTAATTCATAACCGTCTTTAGGTTGTATTTCAATTTTAGCCAATTTGCTTGTGTCGTCAAAAGAAACAATAGTTTCTTTAATAGCAATCCCCGTTTCATTAACTATAGGTTTATCGCAACTAAAGCCAGCTATAGTTTTTGGCTTTAATTTTATTTTAAATGTTTTTTGTGTTTTTGCTGTTACTGATGATACGCTAGAAGGTTTTCCTATACCTTGTACTGAAAAGTTTTTTAAATCAATATTAGAAATATTTTTATCTTCTCCTTGTATATTACTAAAGTATTTGTTTTCTTTTTCTATAAAAGAAAGTGTTGAACTTGTGTTTTGATCTGTTACAACTTTTGCTTTCCAATCTTTAGTTCCTTCATAGCTTAAAGTTCTAAATCTTTTTACAACAGAAGCATCTTGATTAATAACATATTGAACTGAAGAAGTATATTGCGTGCCATAAAAATTATTTCTTAGAGCATTAACAGAGTCCTGTTCCCAAAGTTCACCATTATTATAAGTGTAAAATTTACTATTTAATGACACTCCCGCGTCGGGAACAAATGATTTTCTACTTGTCCATCCTTTAGAAGCTTCGTCAAAACAAATGGTGTCCAAACAAGGTATACTTACATTATAGCATCCATTATATTCATCGTAAGAACCTATAAATGTACTATATGTGTTTAACCTATTTTTAAAAAAGTCTGAAACGCCAACTATAGATATATCAGTTAACCCATCCATAGATAATCTTAAAACAGCTCCCCTTACTTTATCAACAAAATAAATTCTATAACCATGTACCGCAAAAGATTCAGGATTTAATCCTATACCATACTCCCCATTAAAAGGTATTGCGGATCCAAGAACTAGATTAGATGCGGCTAAATTACCTGTACCGTCAGCATTGTAAAGCATATCTTTGTCAGCCAATACTTTTACAATCTTATCCTCACATAAAGCAACAAGGTCACTATCTCTAGTATATAGCTTTTGAATACTACCGTAAGAAGGCAACAAATTTTTTGTTATGTTTAGCGCTTGAATAAATTGATTTGACTCGTTAATTCCATTTTTAGAATTAATTATCCCAGACCAAATTAATCCATTGCTTACCCTGTCTTCTTTATATTTTTCTTCTAGCGTAGTTGATGCTCTTACTCCTTTGTCAATTGTGGGCGCATTAAAATCATCTCTAATTCTATTTGATTCAACACCATTAAAATTAAATGCATTATACCATCTTAATATTTGCTCATCCCCATGCTGATCTATAGAATAAGCATCTTGTGTTTCATAATATAAATCTAAATCAACAATATTTTCTTTAGGTTCAGTTTCAAATACAGCGGGGGATAAACTGCTAAAACCAGCATCATCACTTATTTTTTCTTTTATAATTGAAAAACTAAATTCAGGCGTATCATTGCCATAAATACAAAGATTTTCTTTTAGTCTTTCTGTAAATTTAATATGAACTGTACTTTGTTTATCTCCACCTAGAATTTGCAGCCACCCATGATCAGTTCTTTCTGTTATTTTTAAATCTTCAACTTGGTATTCGTGATCATGAGTACTAAATTTTATTTTAGAGCCTACTTCAATAACGCCTAATAAAGTAGCATCTGTAAACCTACTAGATTGAGTAAAAGATATATCAAATTCGGTTTTAGTATTTTTATCTTTAAACCTCTTGCCTTTTCTTCCTCTTTTTTCACCTGTAGTTGTTCCACCACCACCGTTTTTTAAACCACCGTGAGAAACAAAATAAGGAAATACTTTTTTATCTATTTTACCTGGCCTTGTTTTTCCGTTTTCATTATCATTTCCATTTATTTGAGACTCAGTATGAATGGATATATATTCCTTATCTTCTTCAGCTATTAATTTTTCAATAATAGATTTTTCAAGAATATTGTTATTTTTTAATTTAACAAAAAATCGGCCAGCAAACTCAGAAGTGTTTATATTAGTATCTTTTTCAGAAACTTGCATTGTTATATTGCTATACAAAGCTCCGGCGTCTGTATATAAAGATTCTACATCTGAGTCAAAAGATCCATAAATAAATATTTGAGCAAAATTTTCAGCACCATTACCTCCTGTAATAGTTTTTATATTTTTTATTTTATAACTATTACTTTCTTTATCATTACCCTCTGCTATAAATTTTATGTTTTGCCCTGTAGTTAATAATTTTACTTGGGTATCATTTATTCCATCACTACCAGCTGTTCTTCCTATAATAATAGAAGTTCCGCCTTTAACAGGGGTTTGATTAGTTGCTTTTGTGTTTATAGTATTAGATGTAACAGCTCCTAACGTTTTTAAAAACTCAACTTGTGATAAATTTGTAACTACCTTTTGCTTAGCTGTAATAAACTCAGGGGGTTCGTTTTTTATTTCTAGTACTTTAAATCTATTATTTTCAGAAACAACAGGGTCTGGACTATCGTGTTCTTTTTTAAGCAATAAATAATCTTCTTTATTTAGTTTATTTACATCTGAGGAAGGTAAAGATAGCCATACAAAACTAGGATCGTCTTCTTCTTGATAAACTCTATCTATAGCTAAATTATAGTATTCATTACTAACTTCTTTTATAAAATACTTAAAATGAGTAGCCCAAGCGGGAGCGGCGCTGTTTATTTTTACTTTAGCAGCGTTATTTTTTATAGAAAATCTTTTATTTAAATTTAAAATTCCAGATGGGTTAGAAAAAACAGGAGACTGCCTGTTAAATTCATCTATATATACAACACCTATTTGATAATTTCTGTCTGATTTTAAAGTTCTTTGCCCAGCTACCGATGCATTTATTGGATAATCTTCTCTAGCTACAGTAAAATCTACTTTATTAGTTACATTATAGTTTTGTAAATAATTGCCATAAATTATTCTATTTGATGAAATTTCTTGAGCTTTTGCTTTTCTTGGAACATTATCCCATTGCCTTAATAATTGATTATTTTCAACTACAGAATGAATAATCTCTTTTTCTAATTCATATATACCGTTAAAATCAGATTTATTTTTTTTGTCAATAATATATAAATTATTATTACTACTATCTTTATATACAATCTGTATTTCTTCTACATCATCATCGCCCAAAGATATGTCAGTTAATTTTATGCTTCTAACATTATTTGTCATAGCTAAATTATAACCTTCCTGATGATTATACCTAAAATTAGTTCCAGGTAAAAAAGCAGTTTCTGAAAATGGAGATAAAGTGGAATATTCTCCATCATAATATTTCCATCTATAAGAAAAACGTGGAAATTTTAATTCATACAAAGATTTTCCTTGATCTTGTTTTAATTCAAAAACAAAATTTTCATCTTCAACCTCTCCTATAAGAGATAGTATTTTTAAATCAATCGTTTTTGTAGTAGTGCCTGTAATTTTAACAACCTCTAATTCTCCCTCAACTTTGGTTGATTGGCCCGATACGGGCTCAAAAGTAATAAAACTTCCTTCTTTCCATTGTATATTATCAGCAGTCCATGTTATAGTAAATTTATTATTTTTATTTGTATCTAAACCATTAAAGTTTAAACTAAGCACTCTAATATATTTACCTAATTGATTAGGAGTAGCGTTTAAATCTAATTTAGGGGCTGATAGGGGAGCTTTTTTTGCAACAGCTATATCTTTTTCTTTAAAAGATTTTCCGTTAATCTGGGTTCTTATATTTGAGTTCCCATTTGTATATTTTTTAAACTTAGATATATCAATTTTTCTTGGCTGATTAAAGTCATCAGTCCAAAATAATATACCGTCTATAATATTTATACCTGTTATGAATTTATTTTTATTAAAATTCAATATAGTATTGTATACATACTCAGCATTCAGGTCAATTATTTCAAGAGTATTACCTAAATATTCAATATCGTAAAATACTAATTCATTGTTTTTTTGGTATTCTATAATAGTATTTTTTGGTATTTCAATATCTATATCAAATACAGTATTTTTTAAATAAACCGTATTCTTTATAAGAGTCTGACTGCCAATTAATTGTGTATTTAAAGATCCCCCTATTATTAATTCTAATTCTAATTTATTGTAGTTTTTAATTACAAGTTCAGAATTTTCATTAGATTTAATTGTAACACCTCCTAATACGGAGTTACTTTTACTTTTTAAATCTACTAATATAGGAACTACTTTATTTTGTATTTGGTTATACTCATATATAGAGTCTGAATAATCACTAGTTACAAACCAATATATTTTTTCTTGTAAATCCCATTTTATAGCACCTATTGTTTTTGAATTTTCTAATGTACTAGTTATTGCTGAAATTTTTTCATTACCTAATAGGTTTTCAATAGCTCCAACATCTGAGCCTTCTGAATTTGTTATATTAACATTAAGAGCATCGCGGTATTCACCATTAGGTATCAATCTTTCGTCAGAATCTTTATTCATTCGACCCAACGTAAAAGTATTTTTAATTTCTGCCATTTAAATTAATGTTTAATTTGCTTAGACTTACCTCTCATTAATTGCGTCATTTCAGCTAAATTCAAATTAGAAAGTCTTAATTTAGCTAATCTTATAGCTGCTCTTTTTTCTTTTTTATATCTATTTATTTGATATTCAGGAATATTTTCTTTTACAGAAAGCAAAGAATGCATAATGCTTTTATACATAGCTTCTTCTGAAAACTTATGTATTATCATATCATCATCTGTAGCTAAGCCATCTGATATGTATTTTATAATAATTAGTCTTTCAGAAAAATCACTACTAAAAGAAATTTTACCATTTTCTTCGTCAATAAAATAAACACCATTTTTTGTAGCGTTTACAGGGTCTAAGCCATATCTTTTCCCATAATCAACATTATATTCATCTCCATCTTCTAAATAATTTATATCATTATTTTTTTTACTACTATTGTCACCATTAGCGTGCCACTTTTTTTCTGTTTCTGATTTAACTGCAAATGTTAAATTTCCCGCTGCATCAGTTATATAGTTGTAATCGCTATCTTGCAACACAGGGCGAGGCGTGCTTGATAGTTTATTAGGCAATACTAGCAATTCTACACCATTAGTATTAACCCATGTAATTTTTACTATATTAACGCAGTCGTGAGGTAGCGCAACTGAAAGAGAAGGTGGTATTTCAATTTCTTGTGTTCGTACAGATCTTAATGTATCATAGTTAAGCTCTTGAATAGCACGTTGCGCATAAAATGCAACATCAGATCTTTTTGCTTTTTTAATAATACGCTCTTTGCCTGTATAACCAACTATAAAATTAGAAATAATATCACTTAAAGTAATAAATCTATAATTTCCTAAATTGTTACTATCGTAATATTCCTGAGGGGTGTTGTTTAAAAGAGCCATTTATTAAGATTTTTCTTGTGTTATTTTTTTATTGTCTATACTTTGTGCAACCTGAGTTATTTCTGGTTGTTTAATAGAAAGCCCTGCATATGAAAGTATTTTTATAACTAAATTAGGCTCATCAGATTCATGCAACTCAAAATTAATTGAATTAGAAGAATCATATAAAGCTACGCTATTTATTTCGCTATAAGCCCATTGGACTGTATTTGGAATTTTTATATAATTTATAGATATAGAACTTGCATAAGGATAAACATATATAGACGTACCTTTCTTAGTGTACACAGGATAAGTAGTAGTGGGAGTTGTAAGAGGCGAAGCATTAATAGCTTGTAATTCTTTTTCGCTAACATAACAAACTTCTACATTGCCTTCAACTATAGAGCCTACTCTATATAGGTTTTCGGGCGTTGTATGAAATAAATTATCTGTTATTAAATTTTCTGTAACCTCAAATATGCTAATTTTTTCTTCAATGTTGTTAATAATATCCGCATATTCTGAATTATTATATCCAACCCTATTGAATTGGTTTAAATCATAAAAATATTGCTCAAATATTTCTAATTGAGCTTGATTAGCCATAAGATTAAACTCTTGTGGTGTTATGTAACCTCTGTTTTCTTTATTAAGAATAGCTAGTACTCTTTGATATACTGTATCTACGCTAACCATATTTTTTTATTGTTTATAATGATAAGGGCCACCTAAGCGACCCTATCACTATAGTGGTTTATTTTAACTTTTTTTCTATTGATTTATAAACCTCAACACCTTCATCTGTTTTTAAATACGATGCAAAAGCACTGTATGGATTTTCTTCAAAAGGTACCGACATTAATTTTTTATTATTAGCCGCCCAGTGAAATGATTTTTGATCACCAGATAAATTAATAATACCGCCTTCAACAGCTTTAATAGCAAAGTTTCTTAACTGTACGTTGTCGTCGTCTACTAATAAAATAAATGCTTCAGGGTTTCTTTTTGCAAATAGCAATAAATCTCTTTTAATTTCTGAGGAAGTCATTTTTGACACTCCTGAGCCTTGCTCAACTCTTAAAACAGCTTCTGCGTGATCTATATCTAAATCTCTCGCTAAATTCAGTGCTGTTATTTCAAATTCAAGATCTTGTAAATCATCTTTAGCTTCTGCAACTGCATCAGCCTCATAGTAAGTTAAATTTCTTTGAGGATGATATAACGTTAATAATTTTTGTAAAGCTTGATCAGCTTTCGGCACAAACAATGAACCGTTTTTAAAAACAATATGCTTTAAAGTTGAAAACCCATTTTGTTCATCTTTAAATGGTGAGTTTTGATTAGAAGCATATCTTAATTCTCTACTCATACTTTTTTCTTCATCCCACCACATTAAAGGATTTCTACTGTGATGTCGTGAAGCAAGGGTAAAACTAATAGGTGCTTTATTGCCTTTTAAAATATAAGTTCTATCTTTAATTTCCCATTCGTTTTTCTTTTGAATAGGTTTTGTTGGTTGTGGTGTTTCAATCACCTGTGCTACAGGAGCCTCTACAGCTTCCACAGCTTCTTTTTTCTTAGCCATAATATAATATAATAAAATTGATAAAAAGTAAAGATAGAGGCGCCTTAAAGACGCCCCATCCTTACATTAATAATTACGCTCCTTGAGTAACAGACTTAAATAAAGTAAAGTTGTTAGCTCCTTGAACACATAAACATCTTTCAGACAAGAAGTGTACATTCATCTCATCAACGTCAGAAGTATAAACTCCACCTACAGATCCAGTGATCCAAGATTTCATTTTTCTATCATCAGCTTCAGAAGCTCTGTAACGAACGTGTAAGAAAGGACGCTTAATGTTCTTACCTAGTTGCTGATCGTATACAGTTGAAGTACCAGCAGGTACCATCACACCATCAATATCTTCAGTAAGTCCACGTGTTGCAGCATCGTTTAAGTATTTCCAGTCAGTTTTGTAGAAGTCATAAGAACCTCTGCGGAAACCGCTGAATCCTAAGTTAAGTGCCATATCCTCACTGTTGTTGAATACTCCGAAAGAAGATCCTCCATTATAGTGAGCATTAACAGCTCCTAGCATATCATCAAAAGCCAATGCAGTTGCACGGTTTAAGAATAACATGTTTTCTTCAATAGCTCCTTGCTTATCAAGATTTTTAAGAATTTCATCAAAATCTCCTAGTGCAGTACGATCCGCTCCAGCATCAGATAAAGTAGCTTCACCTGAGTTAAAGTTTTGATAGATATTACCTCTTGACTCAATAGCAGCAAAAAGACCTTCAGTACCTTTATACCCTTGATCGTTAGCTTCAGAACCGTTACCAGTAGTAGCAGCTAATTCACCTTCAACCATTGACATTTCTAAGTAATCTTCAAAACGTAAACGAGTTTCGTGCTCTGATTTTAAATACCATAAGTATCCTCCAGCTCCATTTTCAGTAGTTACTTCAACCCATCCAATTTGTGCAGTATCAGAACCAGAGATAGAATATTTATCTTTGATAATAATAGGAGAGTTGCTAAACTGTTGGAAACCAGCATCTACAGATCCAGTCATACCAGCAGTACCTTTAGCAAATTCAGAACCGTAAACAAATACTTTTACAGTTACAGCAGAACCAGAAGTAAGTCCAGCAGCTGTTAATGTTTGCTCAGCATAAGGAGCAACAACAAATGTATCAGTAGTAACAGAAGTAACAACAGCTTTAATAGTAGTTAATCCTTCAGCAACAGCTACAGTTTGCCCTGCGCGTACAGCGTGTCCAGCTTCTGTGATAGTATTTGTGGTTGTATTAGCAGCTGCAGCATCATAAGCGATATGCAGTCTTCCTTGTTCTGACCAAATAATTTGATCTGAAGCAGAAGGAATCTCAGCTCCTACCATACGTAAGAAAGAAGATACAGAACGATTTCCGTAACGCTCTACTTCTTTTTCGTATACATCTGGTAAAAATTGTTGTGCAAATGTTCCACCTCCAGAGGCAGAGTCAAATGTCAGGTAGTTTCCTGAAAAAAGTGTTTTTGTTGGTGTAGGCGTTAATCCTGCTGGAAACGATCCACCCGTGTTAAATAATCCCATTTTTAATGTTAATTAGTGTTAATTTTTAATTTTAAATCTTAAACGACTCGCATCATCACCGCTAATTGCCCTAACTTGCATACCGCTAGAAGTTGTAACCTTTTCGTGAGCGCTTCTAGGATTCATATCAATGTTTTTAGAAGTCTTCATTTGACTTTTAACCGCATCGGCTTTTCCTTGCTCATAAAAATGATTAGCTATAGCATCTGCATTCATTGCAGTAAATAAAGCTTTGTGATATCCTTTTGCATCTGATATTTCATTGTTTTCATTAACAAATTTGCTAACTAGTGTATTTATATCTGATTGAGAATCTTTTACTTTATCTACATCTTTAACATTATATCTATATTTTGATTCACCAACATTAAATTCAAAACCTTTGAATTCGTTAGAAAACAATTCACTTGTTTTTTGTTCAAATACAGATCTTTGTTGTTGCTTAGATGTTTGATTCGTTTTATAATCATTGTAAAACTCTATCGCTTCTCTCTGTTCAGGATTTAACTTTGAACTTAACTTAAGTTCATCGTAATATTTATCCTTTAAATTAGAAAGGTTTGATTTAGCTTCAGCTATTGATTCCTTAAATGCTAATTTTTTACGCTTTATATCGCGTTCATCATCAACGTCTTCATCATAAGAAAAATTGTCTTCTATTAAAAATTCAATTTCATCTGTTGCTAGATGAGGTTTTGTTTGTTGATAGTATTCTCGCAATAATTCCATATTGTCCATACTATCATAATCTTTATTAAGACTAACATAATCTTCAACAGATCCGCCCGTCTCCTCCATAAACTCAATTAGTTTATTTATGTTTTCAGGTAATACAGGAACCTCTTGATTATTATTTACGTCTTCCTCCTGTTCTTTAAGCTTATTAGGAATATCTTTTATCTTGTCTAATAAGGTGTTAGAGGCTTCAGCTTCTAGCTCTTCTTCTTGTACGAGTTCAACGACTGGACTTTCATCGTTATTGGACCGTACTTCTTCGTCCACTTCTTCGCTATCTGTGGTTCGTTCGCCCACATCCACGCTTGTTGTTTCTTGCTCTTGAACGGCATCTTCTTTTGTTTTTACAGTTTCCCTTAAATCTAGTTTTATTGTACCGTCTTCATCAATGCTAACGTTACTAGGAGCTTCCTGCGGTTGCTCTTCTTGCTGTGATTCTTCTTGTGGGGTTTCTGTCTGGTTTTCTACTGTTTCTTGAGTAGTTTCTTCTACATTTGTTTCTTCTGACATAATAAAATATTATAAAATTAGTTTTTGGGTATTATTATCTAGGCTCAAAAGCCTCAAGATTAAATCCGCTACCCATGGTATCATTACCCGCAGATTCAAACTCTTGTTCTCCTTTTTTATCTTTACGTTGTTCTATAAGTTTAGACTGTTGAGAAGCTTGTATTCTAGTTCTTTCGTCTTTTCTATCTTCTTTATATTTTTCTTTATTTTCAAAAGCTTCACCCTCTTTTTCTTTAATAGCCATGTTAAGATCAAACTCAAATCGCATAAGCTCTTTCTTCAACTCTTTTTCTTGTTGCATTTTTTGCATTTCAAGATCTAATTCAATTTGAATAAGCTGTGCTTTTTGATTTGTAATCGCTTCATTCTTTTGAATCTCCATCTGAGCAGCAATTTGTGTATTTTGAGAGTTTGCATCTGCTTGNGCCTGAATATTNGCTTGCTGTGTTTCTCTATCTAATTGTTGTTTTTTGCGCCTACGTACTTTTAATACTTGGTTAGCTAATTTGATATTTTTTATTTCTCTAATATCAATAGCATCTTCAAGATATATTTGATCTCTTGATAAAGCTTGCTGTATATTGTTTTCTAGCATAGCTTTTTCTTCATCATCAGGGGCAAGTTCAATAAAAATACCAAAATCATGCAAATGCATATTTTTAATTTCTTCTAATGTAGCAACATTGGATCTACCTATGCTAGATATAAAAGCATCTCTTGTTGGGGAGAACTCAATTACATCGGATATTCTAAGGCTAATTGCCTCTGCATCCTTTGCTGTTAAATATAAGCTTGACTGTAATATATGTCTTGTTGCTGTATTTGAATTTGCAGCTGCAAGTTTTTGTATTCCAACTAAAGCATTAGAATCAGGCATAGATCCATCTCTTGCTTCATTTAATCCGGTTACATCACGAATCATTTGAAGATAATAATTATATGTACTTATTAATGAAGATATTTTATTATTACCACCATTAGAAGTTAACTCTTGAATAGGTACTTTACCTGGATTCATATCTCCATCCTGTGTAAATGATCTACCTATTACAGATCCTGTTTGGAAATACATATTTAATGCTTCCTGCGGATTATAATTAGTTCCATTACCTAAATCAATTTCTGCTAAGCCATCTGCGTCCAAATAAACTCCATCAGGAATCATTCTTGACATAACTTGTTGTAGCTTTAAGTGAGTAAGCTGTATCATGTCTGCAAAAGAAGTAACTCTACTAACTAAAGACTCTATTCTACCTTTATACATTCTAGGAGCTACAACATTATAATTTAACATTACTTTCGTTGTATCACTTTTAGGACGAACCATATTTTTAGCTACTTCCCACTTTAATAACTTTTGAGTTCCTAATACAAAAGCCCCATCATAAACGACTTCAATTGATCTGGATTCCTTTGTAAATGGCAAATCGCCTTCAGATGGTGGATTGAATTGATCATCTTTTGGAATAGCTTTATCAGCTCCAGATGCTGTTTTCTTTATTTTGTATACTTCATTATTATATGTTTTATAATTAAAGTATAATATTTGAATAGTATTAGCGTCTAAAACACTATCTTCATTTACAAAACGATTATGAGAAGCCGCAGTTTGTACTCCTTGCTGAGTTAATTCCTTAAGATCCTCATCTTGTAAATTTGGAAATTGCTTTTTTAACTCATTTATTGTTACACTTTTAACTTCTCCAATATAATATATATCATCAAAATATGGTGAATGAGTGTATGAATAGACTAAATTAGCTGGATCAACATATTCTAATTTAATACCTTCTGAATGATTAAAATCATTTTTAGTTGCACCAATACCAATAACTGTTAAATCATAATTAACTCTTTTCCTAATTAAATCATAGTTATTAGCGTTAAAGGTATGATTAATAGCTTGTTCTTCTGCAATTTCTATAGATTGCTTATACTCAAGCTGTAATTGTAAACCAAGCTCTTCTTCATTCTCAGGAAGATTATTAGGGTCATTATTATATACATTAATACCCAGCTGATTCATTATTTGATCAGATATTTCTTTTGTCTGCATATCTTCTAAAACAGATTCAACATAATCTGTTCTTTGTTTTACAGACGAAGGGTCTTGAGAAAAAGCAACTATATCAAACATTCTATCTGACATACCGTTTACAACAATATCTACGAACTTAGGAATAATTGGCACAGGTTTCCAATCTAAATTTAAATAAGACAGATCACCATTAATTGATAATTCATCTTTATATTTCTTTATTGATTGCTCACCTCTAGCATAAAGCCTTAATTTGTGATATTCATCTCTATTAGAGTAAAAACGAGTTGCACCTGAGTCTCTTTTGAACCACTCGTGTTCAATAGCTCGAGCTACACTTAACCCGTATTCTGAACTTGCCTTTTCAGCATCGCTCGCTATCTGACTTGGAAATGAACTTTTTAATATTGTTTCAGCCATGCTACTTAATTATTTGCGAATGCATTCCTTTATTGTTAAATCTTTTTATTTGTATTCCTAACGATTGTCTTTCAAATTGAGGCTTTGGGCTATATAAATGTCTATTGCAAGCCATTATAGCTAAACCTGAACTTATTGCTGCATCAAACTTTGTTCTTTTGTTTATATCAAAACCTGCCCAATCGTTTAATGTTCTATTAAAATATATATTACCCCCGCCTTCTTCATTAACGCCTACATATTTTTCTATATAAGTTTCAATTGCAGAAGCGTGAGCCTGCTTAATATCTTCAGATGTATTGGGTATTCCACCAATTTCTTTTTCTGTTACAGATAACTTATTCCAAAC